AGGCATTAGATTTGTCTCTGACTGTCGTTGAATACTTGTCTCTTGTTTGCCTTCTCAAATCTCTCAACAGGTAAGAACAATGCGATGTCCCACTCGTTTGAAAATACTTCAAGAAACCTACCTTGCACTTTATTTACTAGATAATGCTTAACGCACGGTTTGAAAAACCTAAACTTTGTTGCTCCCTTCAGAATATTATATGATATTCTTAGTCGTGTAGTTTCATCATAATTCTGATTTGTAATCGTATCGTACAAAGCATCCATCAATCTTGCTCTGAGTGTTGGTGCAAGATAATGTAAATTGATTCCATAGAACCCACCCTCTGCGGGACCTATCATGAATATCAATGGAAACCTATCATAATACGGAAGTTCTCTTTTTAATTTTGGATCATAGTTGAAAAAATACATCCTACCTATCGTTGGGCGACTTGTTAGTTTAGACCTGTCGTCTGGTCGCATTACCCTACTTGGAGTCGTATTAACTCTCTTTCCTTCTTTTCTGAAAAACTGCCTTGCTCTTTGCGTCCCAACTTTTACATCTTTTTGGGTTGCTTTTGACAATATGTCTGTGAAGATATATGCTGGCACTAACTAATTCCCAATTCGTTTTCTGTAAGAATTTTAAATTCCCATTTTCGATCAGCACAATATTCTTGTGCGGCTTTCCACTTAGAAGTATTTATGCCCCAATCTTTAACTTCTTGTATATAACGTTTTGTTGTTCTTTTTCTTGGGGCGGGTGGTTTTGTCTGTTTGTGTGGTTTTACTTCAATCATCACTGTCTTTACACGATTCTGTTCATCTAGCATCTGAATTACAAAGTCTGGGTAGTATCGATGCCATCTTTTGTCGATGGGAGATATATAGGGGATTGCGAGTTCTTCACTAGACCATTTCAAGACATTTTCGTTTTGGTCAAAATAGTTCATACACCGCAGTTCCCAAGACGAACGATAGATGACTTTGTTGATGTCACCCACATACTTTTTTGGATTCTTTACAGTGTATCGTCCTTTATAAGTCATCTAAATAGTTCACGGAGGATTGTATGGCAACAGGAACACTTGAAGATTTCGATGCAGATATTGGTGGTAGTGCAAGTGGTCCACTTGCGAAACTTTATGCACGATCATCAAAAGAAAAACTTATATATCCATCTGACATCGCAAACCTTGGACATCTTTGTGTATTTAGGATACGAGAAAGGACGTTTGATTTAGAGACTTTTACTACGACTTCTGCACAATCTACCATATTCAGTCGAGACATCATACTTCCGATGCCACCAGATTTGTCTACACAATATGGTGTATCTTATAATTCTGGAACAACGAGTGGATTGATTGGTGCAGTATTCCAAAAGGGTACAGAACTCGCTGATTTAAATTTTTCTGCGTTAGGTGATCTCGCAGTGCGAGCAATTGCTGAAAATAACACTGCTGCGGCAGAACTAACTAAATCAGTAGCAGGGCAAGCTGCTAATCCATATCAGGCAGTTTTTTTCCAAAATCCAAATTTAAGAACGTTCAGTTTTAACTATAAACTATTTGCTAAAAATGAACAAGAGAGTGATAATATCAGAGCAATCATACGGGCATTCAAATCTGCCATGCTTCCGACATTTGCTCAAGGCAGAACTTTGTTCAATTATCCGAAAGTTTTTGAGATTGAATTTAGACATGATGAATATCTTTTTGAGATTGGAACTTCAGTTTTAACTTCATTTGATGTAAAATATCACGCACAGGGAACACCTTCATATTTCGAGGGAACTAAAGCACCAACTGATGTCGATATTTCGTTAAGTTTCCAAGAACTGAATATTTTGACAGCAGATCAAGTGGACGGAATAGGGGAGGGTAATAACAAATAATGTCTTATTACTTTTCATATTTACCAAATGTACAATATAAAATTGACGGATCAGGCGCAAATCGAAAAGAAAGAGTGACTGATATCACCCGTAGATTTAAAATTACACAACTCTTGAATAGTAGAGAAGCAATATACTTTGATTATTCAGTTCAAGATGGAGATCGTCCAGATATAGTCGCAACAAAATTATATGACGACTATCGATTAGATTGGTTAGTATTATTACCTAACGAGATACACGATAGGTATTTTGAATGGGTGATGTCTCAACGTGAATTTGAAGCATTTATAAGAAAGAAATATGGTAGTTTATCAGTGGCACAATCGCAAGTCCACCACTACGAAAGAATCCTTTCAAAAAGTAAAGTATTGAATAATGGCACTGTTATACCTGAAAGGAAAGTTATTGTTGATGAAACCACTTACAATTCTCTTGGTATAAACGATAGAAGATTAGTGACCGCATTCGATGAAGAGGACAATCGAAATGAATCACACAGAAATATTAAATTGATTGATCCCGCACTTGTCACCGATGTAGTTAGACAAGCAAGGAGAACATATAATTGACTTCAAGATCAAATATACCCGGTGATATTAATATTGAAAGATTTGAACTCACAAATTATTCAAAATCACCAAAAAGCACATTAGACATAACTGAAATCGCATACGAGTTCTCATACTATGAAGATATTCGTTCACCATCTATTTATGCTGATGTAACTTTAGTTGATGGGTCAGGTTTAATGAATAGTTATCCAATTGTTGGTGATGAGGACTTGATTTTAAGTTTTAGTGGAGCATTCAATTTTGATTCAAATGAAGTGATTGATATCAATCTTAGATCATATAAGATCGGTGAAAAGAAAAAAGTTTCAGATAGAGCAACTCAATATCCAATATTTTTTACCACAAACCAAGAAATACAAAACAAAAAAACCGAAGTGGTGTCTGGATTCAGTGGTAGAATATCTGACATTATCCCTCGTTTTTCAAAATTAAATTTTGTTAATATTGAACCAACTGATGGATTATTCAAATATGCGGGTATGGGGTATAATGTATTTGATACCATCCGATTACTCGCAAAAGAAGCAAAAAGTTCAAGATTCAACTCAAGCAACTATTTGTTTTATCAGTTGCATAATGGATACTATTTTGTAACCTTAGAAAGTTTGTTTTTACAAGACACCTCTAAAAAATACTATTATACTCCTGCAAACGTTAATAGGGGATCGGGAGATATTACACCAGATCAAGTAATCGATATACTTGAACACGTTAAGTCTAATGATCTAATTAAAGGAATGGATCGTGGATTGTATGGCAATAAAACTGAATCACTTGATCTATTAAGGAAAGTTTATAATGTTAGACAGTTTGATTATTTTGGTAGTGGATTTAGTGCGACAAATCATATACCTGAATTTCCTAATCTTATTCAACCTAGAAATGAAAGTTCTGCAAGAAACTCACAACTTGCAAACGTTAAGTTTTTTGCGTCAGATTTAAATGATGTTGCAAGTATTGACTACATTAGAAATTTAGATGTCACAACAAATAATTATGGACGAAAGAAACATATATTCTCTGGAATTGAAACATCACTAAAAGAACAAATGATGTCTAATATTTTTAGAATTGCGATACCCGGTGACAGTGCACGACATGCTGGTCAGATTATTGAAATAAACATGCCAGAGTCGTCACAGAAACTTCAAGACCAAAATTCATATGATAAATACTTATCTGGACGATTTTTGATTGTTACTGTTAGACACATGTTACAAGCAAATAAAGAATATGTTACAATCATGGAATGCGTAAAAGACTGCTTAGAAGACGAGATCATAGGATTATAAAATGTTTAGTTTCTCAGAGCACAAAAATTTATTGGAATATAGACAACTTGATGAGAAACTGATTCTCTTCAACAATGGTGCACGTTACGGGCAGATTGTATTCCTTGCCGGAGGTGCGGGTTCGGGTAAAGGTTTTGCAATCAAGAACTTCATGGAAGGTGATAAGTTCAAGGTACGAGACGTTGATGAATTTAAGAAGGCATATCTCAAGTACAATGATATCAAGAAGAAGTATAAAGAAATTGAAGGACTGAACCTCAGAGAACCTAATGACGTATTCAAGTTACACTCCTTTGTAAAACGTAAGGGTATCAAAGACAAGACACTTGATTTAATGATGACTGATTTGAAACAACGTGGTGCGGCAGGGAAAGGTATTCTACCAAACATTCTATTTGACATCACACTCAAAGAAGTGGATGATATCAAAGAAGTTCTACCTATCTTGCGAGAAGTTGGGTACGAATCAAACAACATTCATATCACTTGGGTGTTGACCGATTATAAAACTGCGATTGTCAACAATAGAGAACGTGATCGTGTTGTACCTGAAGATATTCTGTTGGGCACACACGAGGGGGCACGGGACTCAATGATTGGGTTTATCAAACGTGGTATTCCACGAGGAGTCAATGGTCAGGTCAATGTTATTCTGAATAATCCAGAGTTGACAGTACCTTACTTGGACGATAATGGTAAACCGATTCTAACAAAAACAATCGGTGCTAAGAAACCAAAAATTACTATCAAGGACTTCACATACGTTCGTATGAAGAAGGAAGGTAAACCGTTTGAGAAAGATGTCAATATCAAACGTCAAGTGTTTGCGTGGATAAAGAAAAACACCCCAGGTGGTGAGTTAATGACTTTGGATGTGGATTGATGAATGATATACTTGGATCGAATCTTCTTTGGTTTTTTGGAGTTGTAGAAGATCGAAATGACCCATTGAGAATGGGTCGGGTGCGAGTTCGTTGTTATTATTGGCACACCGAAGACAAAGCTAGACTTCCTACCGAAGAACTGCCTTGGGCACAAGTCACCACTCCAATCACCAATGCGGCAATGGGCGATATCGGGCAAACACCAATAGGTCTTGTCGAAGGCACTTGGGTGATGGGTTTCTTTATGGATGGGAAACTTGGGCAGAAACCAATGATATTGAGTTCTATTCCGGGTATTCCATTTGAGCAACCTCCAACCCAACAAGGTTTCTCTGATCCGAATGGTGTCTATCCAAAAAGAGTTGGCGAACCTGATGTCAACCGTCTTGCCAGAAATCAAGAAGATTATCTTCCAACCAATCCTGCTACTAAAGACCAAGGTCGCACCACGAACGTTGCTGATGCAAATGGTGGACTGTGGAGTGAACCTGCTTCTGCATATAACGCAAACTATCCAAAGAACCATGTCTATGAGTCCGAACGAGGGCACATCTTTGAGGTGGACGACACCGAAGGTTCAGAGCGAATTCATCAGTACCACCGTAGCGGTACATTCTTTGAAATTGACAAAGATGGTAATAAGGTTACACGGGTAGTTGGTGACAACTATGAAATAATTGCGGGTTCAAACTATGTAAATGTGAAAGGAAGTGCAAATCTAACTGTAGATGAGACTTTGAATATCAAGGCAAAAACAATCAACATTGAAGCAGAAACAATTAATGAGACAGCAACTACAGGTAATGTGACTTATAATAATGGTGAAATCACTGTCGGTGGAATTACACAAACTCAGCATACTCACACAGATACAGCAGGATTAGCAGCAGGGACTACTTCAACGCCCAACTCTGGAACTTAGTCTAAATAAGACAAGGGGATAAGTGATGCCAATTAGAAACGAAGTACAATATCGGGATTTTGATATCTCGTTTCGTGCCAATCCAATCACAGGTGCGTTGAATATCTTAAAAAATAATGATGCTGTCAAACGTTCTTTAAGAAGTCTTATCTTAACGGATCGATTTGAAAGACCATTTCGTCCATTCTATGGTTCTACTGTTCGGGCAAGTTTATTTGAAAATTTTGATGTGCTGACAGAAAGTGCAGTGCGAGATACAATTAAAAGAACAATCATTGAGCAAGAACCACGAGTTGAACTGCTTGATGTTAGAGTATTGGCAAACGAAGATAGAAACTTACTTAACGTTACAATTATATTCAGAGTTAAAAATGACGCTCAAGAAGATACGTTGACTGTCGTTTTAGAGGGGATTCGATAAATGTCGGCAAATAATACTTTGCGTGTCACAGGTCTTGATTTTGATACCATTAGAAGTAATCTAAGGGACTTTATTGCAGATAAACCCGAATTCAAAGATTATGATTTTAATTCGTCAGCACTTGGCACGTTGTTGGATTTACTTGCCTACAACACATACTATAACGCATTCTATGCAAATATGGCAGTCAACGAAGGATTTCTTGATTCGGCACAGTTGCGTGATTCTGTGGTATCTCGTGCTAAGTCATTAGGTTATACCCCTCGTTCAGCAAGAGGATCAACTGCCACAATCAATATTAAGTTTCCAAATGCGAATACAACCACTGTTGATTCATCAATTCTGATTCCAGAGGGGCAACAGTTTACATCAACAGTAAACAACATTCCTTTGGTTTTCTCTACAACAGAATCAACACTAATTAGTGCAAACTCTACTAATGGGTTTTCGGCAAATGTCAACATTACCGAAGGAACTATCCTAACGCATCGATTTAACGTGTCAAGTTCTAACACCAAGTTTACGATTCCAAATGCCAATGTCGATACTCGTTTCTTCACTGTCACAGTTCAAGAGTCAGGAACTAACACGGTTTACACTCAAGCATCAACTTTACTTGAAGTTAATGGTAATAGTTCTGTATATTTCCTTGAGGAAACTTCAAACAACCGCCCATTACTTATTTTTGGAGATAATGTTTTAGGTAAACTCCCCGTTAGTGGTAGCACAGTATTTGTACGTTATCGTGTTGTTAATGCCAAAGATGGTAATGGAGCAAACAATTTCTCTGCTACGGGTTCAATTGGTGGGCAATCAACTTATAATATTACAACTAGTGGTCGGGCGGCAGGGGGAATTGAACCCGAAGATATTGAAACTATTCGTTTCAACGCATCTAAAAGTTTTGAGACGCAAGAACGAGCAGTCACTGCCGAAGACTATAAACGCATCGTACTCGCAAATGCCAGTGATGTTAAGAGCGTATTTGCCTATGGTGGTCAAGATGCGTCTCCTCCTGTTTACGGCAAAGTTTATATTGCTGCCGCACCAACAGTCGGTACGGTGTTGTCTGACGCACGAAAACAAGAATTGGTTGCTTTGTTAGAAAAATATAATGTTCAGTCAATTGAACCTGTATTTGTTGATCCAACTTATTTGTATCTAATACTCAAAATCAATTCACGAGTTGACTTTACAAAAACTACAAACACAATCGCACAAATTCAACAAGCAATCTCTAACAAAGTGATTCAATACGAAACTGACAACTTAGGTTTGTTCGGGCGTAAGTGGAGAAATTCAAAGTTCCTTGCAACTATTGATACTGCTGATATTGGCATTGTAGGTTCTACGGTTAGTGGATTTTCACTTCAGAAACGATTCCGACCCGATTTGACTCGTACCGCATCTTACACCTTGGATTTTGATCATTCAATCAGTCATCCACATGAGGGTCATTTGGGTGTAGTTACATCAACACAGTTTACATATAACAATCGTCTTTCTGTGTTGCGTGACAATGGTCGGGGTCGTATTGATATTGTTGCAATCAATCAACCACTCGATGAACCCGTTATCATTCAACAGGGTATCGGAGAAACAGATTATCAAAACGGTGTGGTAAGACTCAATAACTTTAAACCAGATTCATTTACTGGTTCTGAAATTTTTGTGACAGGGGTTCCTTCAAATCAAAATATTGAAGGAAAACGCAACACCATTCTTTTAACAGGTCAAGTTGATGTGACTATCTTTGATGATAACACTGGATTACAAGTAGGCACTGTCAAAGATGTTGCAACTACTGGTGCGTCATTCACAGTGCAAGAAAGACCACTCGCAGGGAATCTAAGTTACTAATGGCATACGCACAGCAAATATCACAGTTTGTTGACGAACAACTACCGAGTTTCGTTCAGGACGAAGCACCGTTATTTGCTGACTTTTTACAAGCATATTATGAGTATATTGAGCAGTCAGGTCAAGCACTTGGTACACTCCGTGCACTGACACAAAATCAAGACATTGATCAAGCATCAGATGATTTTGTTCAGTTTTTCTTTAACGAAGTAATTAAAGAAATTCCACCTAATGTTCGGGGCGACAAGGCAATCCTTGCGAAGAACATCAAGGACCTGTATCGTGCTAAAGGTTCACAAAACGCATACAAGTTCCTATTTCGTTTACTTTTTGACACCGATGTTGAGTTCTCATATCCTGGTGACAAGATTCTCCGTGCATCCGATGGTCGTTTCAATAAAGAGACCACACTCCGTGCTGTTTTAGAACTCAATGGCAATTCACTTGATTCACTTGGTGGTGAAACTGTTGTTGGAAATCAGGGTGCTCGTGCTAGAGTTGACTCTATTACCACAACAATTGAATCAGGTCTGACTATTCGCACACTCAAACTATCAGAGGTTGAGGGTGAATTCTTTGACGGTGAAACATTCAGTGTTATTAATAGTACAATTACGGGCACGGTCAACGCAACAATTGGACCACTCCGTTCACTGACAGTTATTGATGGGGGTGCGAGGCATCTTCAGGGTGATATTGTCAACGTTGTATCTACACAAGGAACAGGTGCTAGTGGAACAGCACGAGTTGTCAGTACAGTCGGTGATAGTGCAGTTGACTTCCGAATTGTAAATGGTGGTTCGGGATACCGTGCTAATGTGATCTACAGTACAACTGAAGGTGGTGGCAGTACACTTACACCTGGCATTTCAGGCGGTTCAGGTCAAGGTGCATCATTCCGTGTCAAAACCATTTCGTCTGTAGAAACAGTATCTCTTAACACCGACACCATTGAGGGGATGCGAAATGTTCGATTGACTTCCGATCCGTTTAGCGCAGACCCTTTTATTGATAATACTGTTGCTACAACACTAGCATCAGCAAACGTAAACACAACACTGACAACTGCATTATCATTTAACACATCTGCCCAAGTCGGCACTATATCTGAAATAGAACTTGTCAATCCCGGAACTGGATACAGTACAATACCAACGGTCAATGCTATTGATACTGGTGTTATTGAAATTCTTGGTGAACTTAGTGATGGGTCGGGAGGTATCAAAGGTCAGAATGCAGTTATTGTGGCGAACAATCTGTTTGGCACAATCAGTGAATTAGAAGTTGTCAATCAGGGTGTTCGGTATAACAAGAACAACACGGTTTCAATTCGTAACATCACATCTTCAAATACATTCAATGGAGTTGCATCTTTAGTACCAACTGGTGTTGCAAATACGGTTGGTGTGTATGCTGACAATAATCGTGGTATTCTTGGTGGAGATAATGTTCTTCAAGACAACTACTATTATCAAGAATACTCATATGTTTTGCAGTCAAGGATTGGGCAAGATTTGTATCGTGCGGTGGTTGAGAAGTTACTTCATCCATCTGGAACAATTTTGTTTTCAAATCAAATTATTGAGATTGAAATACAACAAGAAATCCCAACAGTCGTTGAAGTTAAATCTGCACCTATTGAAATTGAATTTGTACCACCAACTCTCATCCAAACTAATTTGGTTGAGATGGTTGAAGCAGATGTTGTTCGTCGTCAAGAACTTCAATTAGACGTTGCTGAAACTGTAGTGGTTACGGCAGGACCTGTTGTCGTATCGTTTAGAATTGATCCAGTTGGAACAATTGCTCCAACAACGGTAGTTACATCACCAGAGATTGTTCTTACAATTGGAAATGTGGGTGGAATTACTTCAACAACCGCATTTGCAACACCAGATACTATTCAACCAATGGCAGATGTCAATCTGAATGCGAATCCATTTAGTTCAGATGGTGATATTGGTTCGGTCACAACAGAACTTAGCAGTGCTAATGTAGATACAACACTTATTACCGCATTGGGTGGCGGTATCATTATTACCCAATAAGTTCGTTATAAATAAAACACTGATGATAGGTAGGAATCAAAATGCCCGGTGTAGTCACAAAAAGATTTCGCTTCCATAATGCAGATCAATTTAGAGAAGCATTTGGAGAAGCATCCCCAACGAGAATGTATGCATTTTTCGGACGTATTAATCCGTTTCCAAATGACAACAGTCCTCCAACTCCAATAGATTCAGTCAAAGAAACTGACTTTGAGGCATGGCGTAATATGATTCATATGAAACGTATTGCGGCATCTGATGTAACTTTTGGTGTACCTCGTTACAACTGGGTTTCTGGCAGAGTATATCACGAGTATCAGTCAACTGATGCTAATTTGTTTGCTAACACTTTTTACGCATTAGAAGAAAATACATTCAATGTTTACAAGTGTTTATTCAACAACAATGGTGGTACATCAACGGTTCGTCCAAGTGGGACAACAACCACAAATATCAAGACTTCTGATGGTTATATTTGGAAGTATATGTACACAATTGATTCAGCAGATGTAACGAAGTTTGTGACCTCCACTCACATCCCTGTATCAAACAACAGCACAGTTCAATCAGCAGCAGTCAACGGTGCAATTGAAGTTATTGATGTTATTAACGGTGGTTCTAGTTATCGAGCAAATACTGGTAATTTCTCTGCGGTGTCAAACAGCACAGTGATGAATTTAGCAGGTGGGGCATCATCTACTGACGGTTTCTACACAAACAGCACGATATATATTTCATCAGGTACAGGTGTTGGTCAGTTGCGTGATATTATTGCATTTACTGGTTCGACTCGCACAGTAAAAGTAAACACAGCATTTAGTCCTACACCAACAACTGGCAGTTCCTACATTATCGGACCTAAGATTACAATCCGTGGTGATGGTAATCAAGCAGCACTTGCATATGCTAACACAGTAGCGGGTGGTGTGATTAAAAATATTGAAGTCACTGCAACAGGTAACAACTATTCGTTTGCAAACGTTGCGATTACTGCCAACGGTGGTTCGGGTGGAGCAGCACTTGCATATGTCTCACCAGAAAATGGGCATGGTTCGCACCCACAACGTGAGTTAGGTGGATTCAATGTTATTTTGAGTTCACAGTTGTCTGGTAACGTCTCTAACACGTTCGTAACTAACAACGACTTCCGTATTATTGGTATCGTTAATAATCCGATTGAACGAGCATCTAACACAGTTGCAACCACAGCACAGTACGATCAGACAACTAAATTAGTATTGTCGTCTGTATCTGGTGACTTTACATCGGATGAAATTGTTGTCAGTAACAGAAATGTAACTAGTCGAGTTGTTAGATTTGCAAACTCAAACGCATCAGGAACAACGGGAACATTAACACTTTCTAATCTAATTGTTAACGCAAATGGTAATTCATTTGTGGCAGCGGATACACTTACAGGTAATTCAAGTTCTGTGACCGCAACAATTACAAGTGTGGCAGATACTCCGATTATACCTTTTACTGGTGAAATTATTTATCGTGAAAATCGTTCACCCGTATCTCGTGCTGAAACACAAACAGAAGACATCAAACTTGTTGTTAAGTTTTAATTGAGGTTATTTGATGGCAATTGCTAATACTGTATCACTCTCAACAAATCTAAATGTTGACCCATACTATGATGACTTTGACGAAACAAAGAATTTTCATAGAATTCTATTTCGTCCTGGGTTCGGTGTTCAGGCAAGAGAACTGACTCAAATACAAAGCATTCTGCAAAATCAGATTGACCGATTTGGTCAGCATGTATTCAAAGAAGGGTCAGTAGTTACAGGTATTGAGTCATTCTACAACCGTCATGCTGATTATGTAAAAATTAGGGACAACTCATCTAATGGTTCCTTAGTAACAGTCAGTAACCTTTTAGGTCAGACATTTACTGCGACAAATGGTGTCACTGCAAACGTTTATCACGTTGTCACTGGTTCTGAAATTACTGCCAACACTAAGACGTTATATGTTTCTTACACATCTCGTGCAAACACCGACAACCTAACCAAAACATTTTCAAACAACCAAGTCCTCACATCGACTGATGGATTATTGTCTGCCAATGTTATTTCTGCGTCAGGTTCTACGGGAATAGGTTCAGTTGTCCGTTTAGGTGGTGGTGTTATCTATGCTAAAGACCACTTTATCCGTGTTGAACCACAGACAGTCGAGGTTGGTCGTTACAGTGCAAATACTAGTGCCTTAGTCGGATACCTTATCAACGAAAGTATTGTCACCTCTGAAAATGATTCAACTCTACTTGATCCAGCATCAGGTTCTTTCAACTTTGCGGCACCCGGTGCAAACCGTCTAAAATTAGAAGCAACACTTGTTAGACGAGATGCTGACGCAAATACAGAACCAAACTTTGTAGAGGTTCTGCGTATTAAGAACGGTAATGTTGAGCAAAAATCAGACATACCCATATATTCACAGATTGATAATTACCTTGCTCGTCGTACATATGCTATTAACGGTCATTTGATTTCTGAAGGTCTAAACCTAAAGTTGAGAGAGCATCTCAAGCAAGCAAACAATGGTGGTGTCTTTACTTCTGCACAGAGTGGTAATAGTTCATTATTCTCTGTTGATGTGAAACCAGGAAAAGCATTCGTCTTTGGTTATGAAAGAGATAATCTACTAACCAAGCATGTTGCGATTAATAAAGGTATTGATTTTGTTGACATCAATGCGGGTTCGGTGACATCCAACTACGGTAACTATGTCACGGTCAATGATTTGTCAGGAATTTGGGATTATAATAACCACGCACAAGTATCACTGCGAGATAATTTCCAAAACGCAATGTCAAACAATAGCATTGCATCTGCGGTCGTCGGGACAGAAATTGGTAAGGCAAGGGTTCGTGCGATAGAGCACTCAACTGGCACACCAGGTGCTGCTGATGCCACATACAAGGTATATTTGTATGACATCAAA